CCGTTACAGCGTCTGATGCCGGGTGGTGCCATCGTGGTCATCATGACTAGGTGGTCGTTGCTCGACTTGACTGGCAAACTTATTGACTTCCAAACCAAAAACCCCGACGCCGACCAGTGGGAGATTGTAGAACTACCAGCAATTTTGAATCAGGATACGGAGAAAGAGAAAAGTCTCTGGCCTGAACAATGGACTCTGGAGGCACTTAAATCCAAGCGTGCAAACATGGACCCACGCTTCTGGAATGCGCAATATATGCAGCAGCCTACGGCTGACAGCGCTTCTTTTATCTCTCGTAAGTCTTGGCAAATTTGGCCTGCGGATGACCCGCCCTCATGTGACTACGTGATTCAGTCTTGGGATACGGCGCATGATACCAAGTCAACATCTGACTATAGCGCCTGTACTACGTGGGGTGTTTGGTACAACGAGGAGGATGGTAACAGCCCGAACTTAATCCTCCTTGACGCATTTAAAGACCGCATGGCGTTTCCGGAACTAAAAGAAATTGCATTGAAGCATTACAAGGAATGGAACCCTGACGCGTTTATTGTGGAAAAGAAAGCCGCAGGTGCGCCGTTGATTCAAGAACTTAGGCGCATGGGTATACCCGTTCAGGAATTTACGCCGTCTAGAGGAAACGATAAGATTGCCCGCGTTAACGCTGTGTCTGATTTATTTGCTTCTGGTAAAGTCTGGGCGCCTGACACTCGATGGGCCAGAGAAGTCATTGAAGAAGTTGCTTCGTTTCCGGTTGGTGAGCACGATGACTTTGTAGATACGACAACACAAGCGCTACTTCGGTACAGGCAGGGCGGTTTTATTTCGCTGGATAGCGACGACAGGGAAGACCGAGTGTCATTCCGGAATGCACGAAGAGCCGCATATTATTAAACCCAAGGAACACACATGGCTATCGACAAATCGCTTTACCAAACCCCTAAGGGAATCGAAGAAGCAGCCGCCGGTGATGGCGCTGAACCTATTGAAATTGAAATCGTTGACCCGGAAGAAGTAAATATCAAAGCAGGCGATATGGAAATTCATATCGAACCGGGCGAAAACGAAGATGATTTCCACGCTAACCTTGCTGAGGAAATGGATGAAAGTGCTTTGCAGTCGCTTGCTAATGACCTTGCTGGTGATGTTAGTAACGATATTGCTTCGCGTAAAGATTGGGAAGACGCGTACCGCGAAGGTCTTACGCTGCTAGGTTTAAAGTATGAGGAGCGCACTGAGCCTTGGAGCGGGGCGTGCGGTGTGTTCCACCCGATGATTACTGAAGCTGTCGTCCGCTTCCAGAGCGAGACGATTATGGAGACGTTCCCTGCCAAGGGTCCGGTCAAGACGCAGATTATTGGTAAGCAGACCCGCGAGAAGGAAGAAGCGGCCCAGCGCGTTGAAGAAGATATGAACTATCAGTTGACGGAGCGTATGACGGAGTTCCGTCCTGAACATGAGCGCAGGCTGTGGAGCCTACCGGCTACGGGTTCGGCGTTTAAGAAAGTGTATTTCGACCCCAGCCTAGAGCGGCAAGTGTCTTTGTTTGTACCGGCTGAAGACATCATCCTGCCGTATGGGGCCACGGAACTTACCACCTGTCAGCGCGTTACGCATCGCATGCGCAAGACAAAGAACGACATCCTGAAGTTACAGGTTGCTGGGTTTTATCGGGACGTGGAGATTGGCGAGCCTACCAAGTTCAAGGATGAGATTACCCAGAAGAAGGATGAGGAGACCGGGTTCTCCGCTAACTACGATGACCGCTTCGAGCTGTATGAATGCCACGTAGACCTTGACCTGCCGGGGTTTGAAGATGAAGAAGACGGCGAGAAGACTGGCATTGCCTTGCCGTATGTGGTTACATTCATTCGGGGTACCAACGAGATTCTGGCTATCCGCCGTAACTGGCGTGAAGACGACGACCTCAAGCTGAAGCGCCAGCACTTCGTGCACTACCAATACATCCCCGGCTTTGGTGCGTATGGCTTCGGGCTGTTCCACCTCATCGGTGGCTTCGCTAAGAGTGCGACTTCCATTATGCGTCAGCTTGTTGACGCGGGGACTCTGGCTAATCTTCCGGGGGGCTTGAAGTCGCGGGGCTCGCGCATAAAGGGCGATGACACGCCTATCGCTCCGGGTGAGTTCCGTGACGTTGATGTTGGTAGTGGGGCTATCCGAGACAACATCCTGCCGCTGCCGTACAAAGAACCGTCGCAAGTCTTGTACACCCTGCTGGGCACGATTGTTGAAGAAGGCCGTCGCTTCGCTGCTACGGCTGACATGAAGGTCAGCGACATGAGTGCGCAAGCACCTGTCGGAACTACGCTGGCTATTCTGGAGCGGATGCTGAAGGTGATGTCTGCTGTGCAGGCGCGGGTGCACTACTCGTTCAAGCAGGAGCTTCGCCTCCTTTCCACCATCATCCGTGACTACACCGACGACACGTATAACTTCGAGCCAAACGAAGGGCGGGCCACCGCTAAGAAGTCGGACTACAGCCACGTTGACATTATTCCGGTGAGTGACCCCAATGCAGCGACGATGTCGCAACGGGTTGTTCAGTATCAGGCTGTGATTCAACTGGCTCAATCTGCCCCGCAGATTTATGACCTCCCCGCGCTGCACCGCCAAATGCTTGACGTTCTAGGTATTAAAGATGCAGACAAGCTGGTGCCGACTGATGATGACCAGAAGCCGCGTGACCCCGTCAGTGAAAACATGGCAATCCTCAAGGGCAAGCCGGTCAAAGCGTTCCTGTATCAAGACCATGAAGCACACATTGCAGCGCATATGGCAGCAGTGCAGGACCCGCTTATTCAACAGATGGTTGGGCAAAGCCCGATGGCTTCGCAGATTCAGGCCGCGATGTCTGCGCATATTGCAGAACACTTGGGTTTTGCTTATCGCAACAAGATTGAAGCAGCCCTTGGCGTTGACCTGCCGATGCCCGATGAAGATATGCCGCCTGAGTTGGAAGTTCAGATTTCACGCATGATTGCGCAGGCCGCACCGCAGGTACTTCAACAAAGCCAAGCTCAGGTTGCTCAGCAACAAGCCCAACAACAGGCACAAGAAACCGCCGCTGACCCCCTTGTGCAGCTTCAACAACAAGAGCTGCAGCTTAAGGCACAGGAAGTTGAGATTAAGAAAGCCAAAACACTGGCCGACATTGAAATCGACAAAGCTAAATTACAGCTTGAAGCGGCGCGTATTCAATCTGAAGAACGTACAGCCGGTGCGCAAATGGGTATGAAAGCGCAAGAAGCAAAACAAAAAATGGAAATGGAACAACACGCAGAAGGCGTGCGCATGGGGGTAGATATTGCAAAAAACAAAGAGCAATTCAATAAACGGAGATAAGAGAGAAAATGAAAGATTATGTAAACGCAAAGCTATTCGATGAGTATTTGCGCAAAGAAATGAACAACTACGCAGACGATGTGGCAACCGGAGTCTGTGCTGATTTTTCTGCTTATAAAGAACTGTGTGGGGTGATTCGAGGCTTGGCCCTTGCAGAGCGGTTGCTACTCGACCTCGCTAAAGAGAAAGACGACGAAGATGACGAATGAAAATTCGGAAGTTGTAGTTGATGAAAACGAAGAAGCAGTAGAACCCAGCGCACGTCAACTGCCCGACCCCACTGGTTGGAAGGTTCTCTGTGCGGTTCCTTCGATTGATGAGAAGTTTGATGGCACCAGCCTGTATCGTCCGGATAGCTTGGCTAAGATGGAAGAGCATGCAACCACCATTCTTTTTGTTATGAAGATGGGGCCTGACGCATATAGGGATGACCGCAAGTTTCCTACGGGTCCTTGGTGTGCAGAGGGTGACTTCGTTTTAGTTCGTGCCTATTCGGGTACGCGATTCAAGATTCACGGTAAAGAGTTCCGCCTGCTTAACGATGACCAGATTGAAGCCGTCGTTCAAGACCCGCGTGGAATTACCCGTGCGTGAGGAAAATTAAATGTCAGAAAATGAATTGAAGTATGAAGTTAACTCCCGTGCTGAAGAGGATTTTGAAGTAGATATTGACTCTGAAAGCGATATTGATTTAGAAGTTGTAGACGATACTCCGGAAGAAGACCGGAACCGTCGTCCTTTAGATAAAGAAATTGAGGACCCTACTGACGAAGAAATCGAACAGTATGGCGATAAGGTTAAGGGCCGTATTAAAGAACTTACTCACGCTCGGCATGATGAACGTCGTGCCAAGGAAGCAGCACAGCGCGAGAAAGAAGAGGCTCTGAAGTTTGCGCAATATGTTATTGATGAGAATAAGCGCCTCAGAGAATATGTTAATACGGGTCAAGAAACTTTCACAGAGACATTAAAGAAGCAGGCTGAAACCGAACTTGAAATGGCTCGGCGTAAGTTTAAAGAAGCTCAAGAAAGTTATGACTCTGACGAGATGCTGGCAGCGCAGGAAGCACTGGCGGAAGCCAAGATGCGCATGGAGCAATTAAAGGTTTATAAACCTACCCCTTTACAAGAAGTAGAATACCCTGTATATAGTGAGCAAACAGCCGTACAACCCCCGACGTTAGACGAACGAACTCTGCGCTGGCAGCAAAAAAACCAGTGGTTCGGCTCGCCGGGATACGAAGAGCTAACTAGTTTTGCTCTCGGGCTGCATCAGAAACTGGTGAACCAAGGGGTAGACCCCAAGCGTACACCGGATGAATATTACGAGCGAATCGACGCTCGCATGCGGGAAGTTTTTCCAGCCGTATTTGGGGAAACAGCTAAGCCTGTTCAACAGGCTAAGAAACCAGCAACTGTGGTTGCCCCTGTGGGCCGCACTGGTGTGGGTAAACGAGTTCAGCTAACTAAGACTCAAGTAGCCCTTGCCAAGAAGTTTGGCCTTAGCCCCAAGCAATATGCTGAAGCATATCTCAAAACGATGGAGAACTAAAATGACCCGCACCCCTCGCGATATTGAAAACCGCGCTACTACTACTCGTGCAGTGTATGTCCCACCTAGCACACTGCCAGTACCTACTCCGCAACCCGGCTATTCATTTCGTTGGATTGCGACTGCCATTCTTGGTCAAGCGGACCCGTCTAACGTGTCCAAGAAGATGCGAG